AATTGCACCTACTCTCAGCAGTGCTAGAGGCTACGAACTTTTCGTATACGTGTCCATTTTCACAACGGAAGTCGTATACTTTAATCATCTACTTCTTCTTCTTCTTCTGCTTGTTCTCTAGCTACTGTAATTGTTGCTTCTAAGTTAATTACAGAAGCTAAAGCAGCAACTTGGCCTTTGCGAAAGAAGAGATCTTCGGTATCTTTAACTGACTGAATGTCAGCTAATTTAGTTGCATTTGAGGATAGCTCTTGAACGAGTTGTTTGAAACCTTCGTGATTGAAGAGTTTGTTGTAGTTGTCAAAGTAAGTTTCAAGCTCGGGTGTCATAAGTTTCCTTTAGTTAATACTACAGTTATAGTATAGCATATTTTTAGGTTAAAGTCAAGAAGTATTTAGTAGCCCTTTTTCATTGGCTTCTTCTTCTTTTTAGCTGCTTTCTTAGCCGCTGCAACTCCAGTTTTGGTGTACGGGTACTTAACTCCTGCTACTTTAGGCATTACTTCTTTCTCCCTTTGGTTGTTTTGGCTGCTTGTTTGAAGGCTTTTGCGCTGGGGGCACCTTTGGAACCCGGTTTACGCATCTTCTCCTTACTACCCGCAGCGATTCGTTTGCGTTTTGCGTGGATATTATCATATAGACCTGCCATTACTGTTTCTCCCTGTTGTCCTTTAACGATGGCGTCCATTTCCCAAACACTTGCTATTAATTCAGCAAACATAGCATTGTTCATGGTTACCACTTTTCCTTGTTGGCCCAATAAGCCGCTGACATCTTACCTTTTGCAATATTCTTTGCATGGCGAGCCTTAAATGATTTGCGTCTGGCTTTGTCTTTCTCAGACTTAGGGGCTGCACCCGCACCGCTAACTCCTTGTTGTCCAAACCTAATGGTTTTAATCTCGTCACCTTCTTTGGCAACTACTACGTGCGACTTAGTAGGATGACTAGGAGTCCTCTTTGGTTTGTTGAACCCGCTTACTCCCGCCCTTGTTAGTCTTGGGTCCTTCTCCTTTGCCATTGGAAAGCTCCTCTACTTTTAGTTCTAAGTTTTTAATTTGTTGCCACTTGTCTTCAAATTGTTTGTCAATGTGTTTTAGGAGAACACTTAGTTCTTTGTCCGTTAGCATGATTATCCTCTTGGTTGTTAAATTGCAAGCCACTCCTCAAAGTCTCTTACGTACATAAGATGTGCTGTGGCGTGTTGTGTGTTAAAAGTTAAGGTTGATCCCCCAAACTCATCGATGTTAAATTGGGCTATGTTGTACAGAGCAGCACTATATATCCTAATGTCCCCAGTAATGTTTACCGTATTAGCCGTAGCTAAGTACATGACGACTGTTTCTCTGTCTTTAGGGGCTGGATTTAAAATAATGTCTACGTCTGCAGCACACCTAAGAATCTCTGTTCCAGACGTAGTGTGGTCTGAAGTTAAGGTATAAGGAGTAGCAGTAGCTAGGTCTGCTCTTGATTGAGGTACATAGCTCATTATATTGCCAACCACTCTTTAAATTCTTGGATGTACACTAGGTGTATCGTGGTGTCGTCTTGTTCTACAATAATACTACCAAGTCCAAATTCATCTACGTTGTACTGGGCTATGTCGTAGTAAGACATGTTGACAATGTTAATCTCACCTACGATGTCAATCCTGTCATCAGTACGACAATTGATGATAACGGTCTCTCGGTTCTGCGGGTGCTCTCTTAAGTGGACCACGACACCAGAAGTAACCTTTAGGATCTCAGAGCCGCCTGTGGTGTGATTACTCGTGATAATCTTAGCCGTAGCGTTCTTAAGGTCAGCACGACTAGCCATACTACCCATAGAGATGTTGTAGACATTGGGTGCCTGAGCTTCGTTAAGCTCCTTCACGGCCCCTGCGTCTACCTCTTCACCGTTAGTCAAAGTAAGGACCAAATGGCCGTCAAAGTCCACTGAGGCGTCTTGTACCCCTACTCCTTCTTTGCCTTCTTCTCCGTCCTTCCCGTCTTTACCGTCCTTGCCGTCTTTGCCCTGCTTTCCTTCAGGTCCAGTGTCCCCTTTAGGGCCTACGTCACCTTTAGGTCCAGCAACACCAGCAGGGCCAGTGTCGCCTTTCATGGCTTTGACTTTGCTTACACGGTCCTCAAGTTTTTTCATGAGGCCGCTAAACTTGTCGTCAAGAGCGAGGAGTAGTACTCTAACGTCCATCAGAGGTCAACCGTGACATGAGTTGTTGCTCAAGTTCAGACGACTCCTTCTCCTTAATTTCTTTGGCTGATTGGCTGCTCTTTTGCATCTCAAGCTGTCTTTCCTTAAGGAGCATGTCTGCAACTTTAAGTCTACGCTCAAACTCTTTGTCGTCTTCCGTTCCTTTGCGTATGTTTGTGGTGACTGCTTTGATACGGTCAATCTCAAGCTCCGAAGGCATAAGCTGTGTTTCCATAGCCATTTTCTGTGCTCTTGATTGAGACTCAGCAGCCTGACTAGCCAAAGCTGCAGTCTGTGACTTCTGGAACTCAACCTGTGCCATTTGTGCTGCCTGAGCCATTTGCTGTGCTTCTGGGTTAGGCTCCATAGCCTTCTGAAGAGCTGCACCAAGTTCTTCTCGGTTAGACAAGTTCATGTTGTCAATGATAGACTGAATCAGTGTGTTGTACAGAGGAGAGCCTTTTTCCATAGTCTGTAGCAGTTGTACAAGCTGAGTCACTTCGTACTCTCTAGCAATGATACCCAGAGTACTACTTGCGTTAAACTTGTAGTCAGCAACAGGGTAGTTCTCAGGATCAAACTGCATGTAACGATAGGCTGCTTTCTTTACAAAAGGGATCAAAAAAGACTGCTGGAAGTTAATGAGTGTGCGCTTATGGCGTTTAATAATAGCGCCAAGAGACATACTAATACCAGCAGCCGTAGCTTCTCCGTTAACTGAACCCGCGATTCCAGCAGAGTCAACCGCACCAGTAGCCTGTTGTACCATCTGCTGTAGAGCAGACGCCTGAGCAAAGGTAATTTGACTAACTTGTCCAAAGTTAAACGGCTGTAAAATTTCACGTGGATCTCCGTTTGTTAAAATCATTTTACCGGGACGTACTTCCGGTTTAGCTCCACGTGGTAGCCTAGTAGCGTCCACAGCCAGCATAGGATGAATCGTGAGGCTTAGAGCGTCAATCCTAGCTCGTAACTCAGCGTCCAAAGCCTTCTGAGAGTTGTAACCTTTTTCACACACGCCTCGACCCCAGAACCTTCCGGGTACTACGTCCCAAGGGAAAGCAACAATGGGTCTGTCCTGCATCATGTAAGGGTTAGCCTCAGCTTTCAACAAGATGCCACCATTGGCAATTACTACAACTGCCTCTACGTACCTTGACTCTCGTTTTGACTCTGAGTCTTCAGTCACTTCTACTATTTCTTCTTCTTCTTCGTTTTCGTCAGCCATAGCAGACTCAAGAAGCTCTCTAGGGACTAAACCGTAGTACTTAGTGAGACGAACTTTGTCGTCGTTGTACACAGAGTAAAGCTGGTCTGGTTCCAATTCTGAGTCAGTAGCAGCAGGACCTACGTAAACATCACGGTAAACACCCTGTTCCTGCAGAAGCTCAACCTGATGTAGACTTACGAACTCATCTACTGCTACTCCTAAAGCGTCTTCAACACTGGTAGCCACAGGGTCAATTAAGAAGTTCTGAGGGAGTACAGGCTTGAGTTTTACTTTGACTCTTTCTGTAATGTTGACTCCAACTGCCTGTAAGTCACCACCCATGATGGGCTGAGTTGCAGGAGCCATTTCCTTCATTTCTTCGATGATAATCTCACCCATAGCAGTACCGTAGACAGCAGCGTTGATTAGACACTCTGCTACTGCTTTACGGACCTTACAGTCCTCGAAGTCTTCTGTCAACTTGTTTCTCAGGAACATCACGTCTTGACGCTCTGAGTCACCCACGTTGTCGGACACGTCGAACCACTTGCCTCGACCAAAGGTAGCTTCCTCTAGCTCTGCTACGTTTGACTCAACAGCTTGTTGAAGCGCAGGAGAAATAATACGACTTCTCTCTGACTTACGTTCTGAGTCTGCTGGGTCCCAGATTCCTCTCCAGAGTCTGTAGTACTCATCAAAGCGTTCTTCGTAGTTAGACTGGTAGTTGTCACGCCAATCTTCACATTTGGTTATAACCCAGCTTTCAATGGATTCTTCCATCATAAGGGGATCTGGTTCAAATAAGTCACTCATAGTTTGGTTCCCTAGTATCCTGAGACTACGTCTAAAATTTCATGGTCATCAATTTCGTATTCGTAGTCATAAACTACGTTTGCAAGCTGGTCAATGTAAGCTAAAGCATCAACTAAGTCGTCGTGAGTTAGTGGGTCAGGGAACTGAAACAGTTGGTCTAAGAACCTAGAGTTCCACTCCCCTTTATTCAGAGTTACAAATCCGTTTTCAAAGCGTCCCTGAAGCGCCCACATGACCCTGTCAGTCTTCTTCTTGTTACCGTGACTAAGTTCCTCGACTCTGAAGAACGTCCCGTGTCGCTTCTGTAGGTCCAGCAGAGGAGACATTACTGCTTGCTTTGCAATGCCCTTCTCAATGCCTACACTGAGTGGCTCGTAGTCTCTTACAGCTTGAAATATCTTAACTGCTGTTTCGTCGAGAGTCCAACGACCGTATATAATGTTTTCTACGTACCACCCATTTGGATTTACTTTTACTACAACAATAGCTGTTTCGTCTAGCTTAGTGTTCTTAGTTCTCTTTTTGTTGACTTCTTCAAAACCTGCTAAGTCAACTGCTATGTAGTAGTCCCCTTCTCCTGAGCTTTCTGTGTCAAACTTTACCCAGTCCTCTTTAAACATTTCTGACCCACGAGCTTCAAATGACGCCATAAATTCCTGACGAAACGCATAGCTCGACATAGATTTCTTAGCGGTGTCAATTTCATTTGGGTCCAAGATTGGGTTGTCATAGGAAGTAAAGTGCCACGCTTTGTAAGTCTCGTCGTCACCTAGCTCTGCGTACTTATACAGTTCGTAGAAGTGGTTGCGACCCATAGGTGTTCCTATGAACATCGCACAGCCCTTCTGGTCAGCCAAGGCAGGTCTTAGGATCTGCTCAAATACGTCAGGCTTCATGTCTGCGTACTCGTCCAACACTAGGAACTTAAGGCTGACACCACGCATTGTCTCTGGTCTGTCGGCCCCTTTGAGGCTTATGGTTGCACCGTTGACTAACTTAATCTGTAAGTTGTTAATGTGGCTACCTGAGATGACAGGGTTCCCTAGTTCCAACAAGGTCTGCCACATGATGTCACGTGCCTGTCCCTGTGTTGGCGCTACGTAGAACACGTGGCCCCTCTCGGCCTGCAAAGCGTTTACAATAAGCATCCATGCTGC